ATCTCCCTTATCGCCTTTATCACCATAAACTGCTTTTTGTTCAATAACATCTTGCGTTAAAGGTGCTAAATTGAAAGTTGTTCGAGTGATAGACCATAGATATTTATTAGTAGCTGTCGTTGTTGGTTGAGTAGTGAGCCAACCTGCGTCTGACCAAGCTTGCGTTGGTGTTGCAGTAGTCGTTGTCAAACGCCACTTTTGAGAAACGTTTGTAACAGAACGTCCATTTGTTCCATCATTCACATTAGTGATAGTCACCGACTGACTAGCGACTACTTTACCCGCAACCGTTGCTTTAAAACTATAAACTGCCTTATCCGCAACTCCGCTGGCATCAACTGTAATAGTCTGAGTTGGAGCGACAACAGTTCCATCCTTCGACCATTCGTAGCTGTCTGCGGTTGCTTCAGTCGTTGCAGAGCCTTTATAGATATGAGCTGATAAAGTTGTTGAACCAGTGCCGTTTTTGAACTGAACTCCATTTGAAGTTGCTATGTCTGCGAAATACGGTGTAGCATCATTGACTAACTGACTGACAATCGCTTTGATATCAGAAGAAGCCTCGCTCTTTAGTTTTTTATAATTTGAAAAAACAATTTTATTATTAGCAGGGTTTGTATCTGATGTAATGATTTCAGAGACTCTTGCAGATAAAATTAGACCAACATTGCCATCAATATCCATGTAGTTATCATCTTGGATAATAACTGTATCTCCCTTTTGGAGAGGTCTTCCATCTCCAATAAGTTGATTAACTAAAGTAGATGAAGGAGTAACGGTATATGTGATTTGTTTGTAGGCATATTGCTTAAATTGACTGACAATATAGCCCCACATATCATTGGCATTTTTATATTCAGTAGTTCGGTCTGAGTTTGTCCAAATGTCTCCTTTGTCTGTTTTCAATTGAGAAGGGAACATTTTGGCAGATAATGGAGCATAAGCTATTTCAGAACCTTTTCTTTTATAGAACTCTTCTACACCGTCTGAATTTTTATAACTGAAATCATAATTTTTCCAACTAAAACCGTCAGCACCAGTCATATAAGCGGCGTTAAAAAATCCGTCATCACTCACATCTACTTCGACATCCTCGATGTTTTTACCAAATGTTAGTCTGACATCATCACGTTTTGTTCCCACACCTTGAATATTTTGACCGTCATTTTCTTTATAGATATTTAGAACAACAGTTCCAAGAGAACCATCATTATTTAAAGTCGTTACAAAATCAAATTCAGCGTTAAAATTATTGATTACCGAAATAAGTCTTGATAATTTAGATTCTTGCGCATCATAATTAATCACTCGTGTTAGATTTGAAACTTCGTTAATTCCAATAGTAATTTTAGTTCTAGAGATTAAACCCATTCGGTCAAAATACCATTGAATATTATGGCTTGCAGTATTCGCTAATGAATTTGCTTGCTCATTAATAAGTTCTCGGTCTAAAGAAACGCAGAAAAATGAAATTTCAGTACTTGTTTCATGAACTGATTGCTCGGATGAAGGAGTCATCAAGTAGTCTCGACCATTTTTCCTGAAGCTAAAATAACTTTGATCACTTAAGAATTGTGTATAATCCTGTAGCTGATTATTAATCACTTTAGCAACTGTAAAACTAAATGTAGTTGCTCCTTGTTCTAAATAGTTATGAAACTCATCGTTATAATAACTAGGTGCATTGGGAAGTTCATTACTTAAGATCGCTACTTTTTTTAATGAACCATTTAAAACATTAATGAGCATTATAAAATCCTTTCTTGCCATGATATTTCAACGTCTGGTGGTGTATTATTCCAAGATGATTGAATGATTTTGATCTGACTAATTCCAGGTGGAATACTGAAAGGTTCTGTTCCATTTACTACCTCTGTAATGGCTGATATTCCATCTTTGGATACATTACCACTAGCCATATCAATTTCAACGACTGAGCCATTTTTATAGCGATTTGGTAAGTCATTCCATGTATTAACAAAGTCTTTGCGGCACCAAAAGTCACGAATAACCATATGTGTCATCGTTCCTCTTGGGTTAGTTGACCAGTTCCCAAAGAAGAACTTAACCTTATGAATTGCGACATCTTTAAGTTCTGGGACGACGATGCGCTGATGTCCGCCTTTCCAATAAAAACCAAGAGTTGAACCTTGTTTAAAGAAATCCAATGCCCCTCGATTATCATTAAGCATCGTATTATTATCTTTTAACCCAGTTTGTTCTCCGTTATTTGCGACATAAGGAATATGTTTCCATTGCCCTTTGTTAGGTCCGCCAATCCAAAATCCAACAGTCCCAATATTTCCTGTTTTATCATCCTTTAGAGTCCCATAACCAGCCACAAACTCATCATTTTCATCAGTGAATAGAATTTGCATGACTCCAGTTTGGCCAAGAACAGTTGTCCAAGTAAATAATCTGAACCAAGCATAGAAATTAACTGCACCAGAATCACCATTTGAATCTGGTGGTAAGACAAGCTCTGCCATGCCTCCACGAAAACCTGTCTGACTTCCAGGATTAATCAACTTAACACCCTTCATTGTTTTCTGTTGCCCATTGGAAGACTTATAATTATATTCTTGATACCCAATTGTTCCATTTGTTCCTGCACCAGTCCATTCTGGATGGGGTTGACCTGCGGCTGATACAAATTTAGAAAATTTAGGATCAGTTTTACTATCATAAAGAATATCGCTATGCTTGATAGTAACACCATCAACTTCTTCTCGATTACCTAATTCTAAGCTTCCGTTAACCCCAGCAATACCAAAATACCCATTGTCATGATTATTGGTAAGCTTTAAATCAATCCAAGTCGGTAATGTTCCTTGATTATTAATTGTGATATCAACCGAACCATCAGCATTAGGAGTGATAGAACCATTGACTCCACCTGAATTATCTGAGTTTAAAACATTAGTATATGTCGAATAAGCGTGCCCTTCTGGGACTATAAATGTAAGAGTTCCAGTAGCAACTAAGTTAGAGATATCTTCTGATAAGGCTTGAGTTCCATCTGCTACTGCATACCAAACTTTATTAGGCTCATCACCAAAAATTAAAGGCGCTGGTTCATTGACGTCCAGCACCTTTGCTAATTCTTTTCTTAAGGCTATCCAATCACTTGGAATTCCGCTTTTTCTAATGGTAATAGTAATTTTTTTTGCGCTTAATGTATTCTTTACAAATGATTGACCATATCTAGCTACTTGATTTGATAGTGTATTATTCCAAACTGAACCAAACCCTCTATCAATTGCTGTGAATCCACTTACTAATTCAGATAGTTCAACACCATTGTAATTAACTGAAAATGTCATTATGTTGTCCTTCCTGCATTTATTATTTTATTGCGGCTATTTAAAACACTTAATTGTTTGTTCATCGGCTCTGCCAATTCTTGTGCAAAACTGTTTTTATCTAACATAAGTTGGATAATGGGATCTGCTTGACCGTTTTTTAATAGTGTTAAAATACTTGAAACTAAAACAACTAACTGTCCACCATCTCCTAAAGAATTACTTTGATGTGATGAATTTGAATTAATTGTTTGTTTAGCTTGGTTTAATAGCTGATTAGCTCTTGATTTCTTCTGTGGGTCAAGGGGGATAACCATCTCAGGACGATTTCCTTCAGCAATTTCATAGAAACCATGAGCATTTATGATTCCACCATTTTCATAGCCATGTCCATTCCCAAGGAATGACAAACTTGGACCATAGGTTTTTTTAGCATAATTAAGAGCAGCTAATAAGTTATCGTAACCATTAAAAATATCACCGTGACCAGGGAATTTATTGGCGTTGAAAGTTGAGGAAATGGTTTGCATCAACCCTTTAGCAAGGTCACCAGTGATATTGTTAATATCTCCGATGTTCCCTTGAACGGCTTTTTCATTTCCGCTTGATTCAGAAGAAATTTGACGGAGCACACGGTCAATCATGTCTTGGCTTGTGCTCAAGCCGTTAGCTGCAAGCGCCTGTTTAACTTGTCCAGCCCAACGTTGAACACCGGAACCAGATGGCGAGCCTTGTGAACCTCCTGCATCTGATTCAGCTTTTTTGAAAAATGATTGTAAGAATTTTACAAAATTATCTTGTGCTGTTTGAGCAGAACCTTTTGCCATCCTAGTTACAACTGGCGGAAAGTCATTTTCTAAATCATCTAATCCTAATCCGTTGTAAATAGCTTCTACAACACCTTTAGGACCTTTTGAAATAACGCTAGTAACATCTTTATATGTTGATTTAACCCATCCAAGCGCATCTGATAGGAAGCCAGATACACCGTCCGCATGAGCTGGTAAATTTGCTGTTAATGAAAGAAACTCTTTTGACATTGAGTGGGGAAGAATTGAAGTTCCAGCTTTCAAATTACGAATTTCAGGGCCTTGTTGACCAACCGCAAAAATACCACGGTTTGGATGGTGAGCAAGTTCAAATCCTTCTTCACCAACTAAAGCTGTTTCATCTTGAGCTAAACCACTAGTACCTGTCGCAAAACCTTTGAGGCTTACATGCCCAATATTCCCCCAACCTTTATGTAAGAAGTTAAGAACTCCGTTAATTCCATCAATGAATGAATTGATTAAATTTCTAGAATCCTTAAATCCTTTTGTATATTGTTCGACAGTCTCTCCTTGCTCTTTAGCTGCAGCTTTAACATTTTTATCGGCTTTACTATTCGCTAATTCAACTGTTTTATCATGGGTTTTTTGTGCTTTATCAGTAACATCTTCTTGTTGCTTTTTGGCTGATGAAATTGTATCATCTCGTTGCTTTTTAGCATTTTTAACAATTTCATCATATTGGGCTTTAGACATTGATCCATTTTCTGCACGTTCTTTGTCCGCTGCTGCTACTGTCTTCTTGTATTTTTCGTTAGCTGCTTTAACAGCTTCATCTTTTTGCTTTTGAGCCTTATCCTTAACTCCTTTATATTCATCGTCAGCTTTTTCAATAGTATCAATTAATTGTTTCTGATTTAATTTACCTTTTTTATTTTTTAAATCTTCTAAAAGATCCATTTGCTTGTTTTGGGCGATTTTGGTAGCAGTGTTGATTTGACTATTCATCTGCTCTTCGGCTTTGGTTTGATTTTTTGCATAATCTTTTTCAAGCTTATCCATCGCTTCATTATGTTTCTTCTTAGCAGCTTTTTGAGCTTTATTGAAATCACTATTTTCTTTAGCAATTTCTTTATTCATCTCTTTTTGATATTGAGGTGAATTTTTACCATATTTTTTTTCAATAGCTAAGAGCGCATCGGTATTGCCTGACTTAATTTTTTTAAGTGCTGCAGCATGGTTACTAGCATCCTTTTGAGATTGTGTGTCATAACTTTTTTGAGATTTGGCCACCTCCGAATAATATTTATCAGTATTCTTCTTCATCTCATCAAGATTCTTTTTCTGAGCTGCCTTCTGCTTATCGTCTGAATCTTTTTGACCTTTGTTTAATTTGTCAGCCTGAGCTTGAGTAATTACACCATTTTTAACTAGAATATCAATTTGCTTTTTAGAATCCTTTTCTTGTTTTTGGTAGAATTTATCGATATCTTTAGACATTTGTGCATAAGCATCAGCAGTTGCTTTCTTAGCTTTTTCAAGTGACTTCTCATCGACAATATCAACATTTGATGCCTTGTTAATTTTATCCAAGAAACCTTGGTAGTCCTTGGAGAACTCTTTCATATCTTTTGTTGGTGCTTTAGGGTCGAACTTAACAACTGGTAGCTTTTCGCTTTTTAATGAAGATTCTTTTAATCCATTATTAATCAAATCCCCAAGCTTTTTACCTAAGTTTTTACCACCCATTCCGCCAATCGCTGCACCAATTGCTGTACCAATACCAGGAGCGATAAGAGAACCAATAGCTGCACCTGCTGCTGCTCCACCGAGTGAGCCAGCAACTCCACCAGTTTTCTGAGCTGTACTATCTTTACTGAGTAATTCAGCTCCTGCATTTATTCCGCCAGACAAGACTGTACTTCCGCCTACAGAACCAATAATTCCTAATAGTCTTGGAATTAAGGAAGTAGCTTTTGATAAACCGCCAGAGGCAACAAGCGCTTCACCTTCAGCAACTACGCCTCTTTTAGTTACTGTTGAAGCAACTGTTCCAGCTTCAGCAGCGACACCTTTACCTACAGAAGATTTAATGCCTCCTGTTCCTAAACCTCCTGATAATGCATCAATAGCTTGAATTTCAAGTAAAGATTTTTTCAATTTTTCAAGCCATACAATAACATCTCCAATTTTCTTAGTGGCCCAAATTCCAGCAAAGATTTTACCAAAGGTTACTACTTCATCTTTATGAGTTCCAATGAATTTGACAGTATCAACAATACCTTGGAAAATCTTTGCAATCCAACTAGCTATTTCTTCAAGCCCTTGCTTACCTTCTTTAGAATTAAAAGCCTTAGCCATTGAAGTAGCTGCATCAGATAAAACTGGCAAGAACTTTTGACCAATCATAATTAAAACAGCCTCACCAGCTGCCTTGAATTGTTTTATCTCCGACTTAACCGATCCCATATTTTTCTTGGCAAGATTTGCAACATATCCTTGACCATCAGCAGAGTTTTTTACTTTATTATTTAGCTCTTCAAGTTCTTTATTATTTTGAGCGAGAATAATACCAGCTTGTTGCCCTGTTGTTCCAAATAATTGTTGAAAAACAGAGTTTTTTTCAGCAGTTCCCATATTTTTTGTATGATCATTTACTATGGACATAATAGTTGTTAAATCCTTTAGGTTACCATTAGCATCTACTAAATCACTATTTTTAATTCCAAGTTTAGAAAGCATATCTTTGGCAGCACCACCAGATTGCAATTGGTCTACTTTATCTTGAAGCTTCCCTATTGCTTCTTTTTGCTTTTCAATAGCTTTAGTTGCTGCTTTAGTATTCCCTGTACCAGAATTAACAACCGCTTGAGCTTCTTCAAGTTTCTTTTGGTGCTCTGCAATTTTTTCATTAAGTGCAGACTCTGATTTAGCAGCATCTTCTTGGCTAGCTGACTGATCACTTAATGCACCAGTAATTGAGTTAATTACTTTACGAAGTCCAGTACCAGCTTTATCAGCTTCTAAACCGTGGTTCGAAAGAATACCAATTGCTGAAGATGCCTCTGATAGTTGAAAACCTGCTGAATGAGATGAATCACCAACATACTCCATAGCTTTACCCATGCTTGCAAAATCTGTCGCTGTCATATCTGCTGCATAAGCTAATTGATTAACTACATCTTTTGTATTTTTAGTCATTTGTGCTGCATTATCAGTACGCATGCCGTAAGCATCGACAACTTGAGAGGTTACGCTCAATACATTATTAAAATCATCGCCAGAAGCAACAGAGGCTTGTAATTCTGAACGCATAGCACCCAAAGCTTCAGTAGAAGTATATCCACGTTTAATAAGTTCTTGATAACCTTCTGCAATTTCTTTTTGCGATTTACCATATTCTACAGAGTATTGAGCCCCATCTTTTTGCATTTGAGCAACATTTTTCGTTACTTCCGCAACTTTTTCTCCACCAGTTACAGCAAGATTGGTTGTTCTAATATAACTATCCTGCAAATCAGCTGCCATTTGAGAGCCTTTTATAGCTGCCGCTCCAATTGCTGCAATACCAAAAGCGCTTTGATATGCTGCATTTTTTACTTTCTGATATCCTGCTGCCATTACATCGGTAGCTTTCTCAGTTGTTTGATAAACAGTATTTAAACCTTTACCAATGAGAGACTCAGAATTAAACGGTTGCATCTTTGTAACTGCCAAGTTAGCTTCTAAAAGTTTATTTCTGTAGTTCAATAATGACGAAGCAGCTTCATTTACTCTTGTTTTTTGTTTGACAAGAGTTTCTGAACTTGTACCCTCAGCAGATTCTAAACGTTTAAGCTCAGTTACTTGGGCTCTATAAATCTCAGTTTGCTTTGCGTATGAAGTAGATAGACCAGAAACTTCAGCTTTGGCAGCTCCCATTTTATTACGAGTCTTCTCATATAAATCAATTTGAGACTGCATGAGTTTATCATTAGCACTGAGAGATTTATTTAAATCTTCAATTCCTGTTTGTTGATATTCATAAGCTGATTTCGCACGGTTTAATTGCCCTGTCATTGAGGCAAGAGAACGTTCTGCTGTGCTTAACTGAGCATTATATTTTTGATAAGCTTTCTCGCCAGCATCAGTATCTCTATTGATTGTCTTCATACCTTCTGAAAGGTTAGCAATATAAGCTTTTTGCTTTTCCATTGCTTCACTAAGACCTTCATAGCGATATTTTGATGCAGAAACAGCATCTCCAGCAGATTTAGCCTGTGCTTCATTAATCTGCCATTCACGAGTACTATCTTTAACTGCTGATTTTAAGCGGTTGATAGCCTCAACAGCCTTTGTCTCATTCAAGTCAATCCCTGTGGTGACTGAATCAACCATTATATCTGCCATTTTTACTCCTTTCTAATTTTTGAGTATAAAAAAACGCCTAATTTATTTAGACGTTTTATTTTTATTGAATTGAGTTTTTTATCACTTTAAAATGTTCTGCTTTATTCCATATGCTAAAGTTGCACTTAGGACAGCCGATGCTCCATATGGTACTACTATCAATATTAAAGCAAAATAGAACATAAGTCCAAGAGATAGAAATCCTGAGAAAAATATTGAAAATATACTAAAAATATAAATAATAATTGAAGCTGTATAAGTTAATTTCAACTTTTTATTAATAACATTTGCATAGATAGCACAAGCTAAAATTATAAATGGGAAAATTTTCAAGTTAATAGTATATGTTCCAAAAATTTGTAAAAATTTTAAAACAACGTAAATCCCAGTTATCACAGCTAAAATAATATTAGCTAAGTAAGCATTTTTGAATTCTTCAACACTTTTTTTAGGTACATTAATAGCACCAGATTCTTGTTTAATATCATTTTTATGGTTAAAATCAAAACCACAATTTGAGCAAAAATTAGATGAACTTATTATTTCTTTTCCACAATTAGGGCAATATTTCATGAATTTCTCCTGATTTTTAATAAGTAAATTATACCCCTATATAGTTCATATTACAAGATAATATTTATTATTGTCCAAACATTTTCTTCAAATCATCAAATGAAGCCATCTTATTATCTTCATTCGCTTTAAACACATCAATTAAGTCATAATAATCATGATTATCTACTTGCTCTAATGTCCAGTGCCAATTTTCGATAATATTTTTTTCAAATAGTTGTAAATCTATTAATTGGTTGTGGTGGTAGACTTTTCGTTCTTCAATGCTTGAACTTTTTTTTCGGCAGAGTCAACCTCCTCAGTAAACATAGTATCGATTTGATCATCATCATACCCTTGAAGTGAAAGAACAAGTTTAGATTGTAAATTCATAAATTGCCCACGGTCAAATTCTTGTAATTTATCTACTTCTTTTTTATTTAAACCTAGAATTTCAGTAATAAATTTTTCAGCATTATTAATTACTGACATATCATCAAGAGCGATTGCTTTGGTTAATTCTTCTAGTGTTCCATCCTGAACTGAAGCAAGTTTTTCTTGGCTTTTTGCTAGTTCCAATTGGTAGGCATGCATTTTTTTAATGTTCTTAATTGAAGTTTTAACTTCAAATGATTCTTCTCTAATTTCTGGTAATGATAATTTCATTGTATATCTCCTCTATTTTACTTTTTGTAAAGGAATAGTCAGGTATCGAACCTAATATAATAGACCATCTATCTATCCCATATAAAAAGCGGATTACTCCGCCTTTTAATTATTAATGTCTAGTTATAGTCGTTGTATAATTTATTAAACTCCAACTCCAGCATAACCATTAAATACATCTTTCATCATCACGTCTTCAGTAAATTTTGAATCTCCACCATCAAAGAATTTGACAGCTTCTCCGCCCCAACGACTTACAGAGAATGCAGTAAATGTCAATGCGTCATCAACACGAACAACTGCATTAGTATTTGTTTGCAAGTTCATTGCTGTTTCGTTCATTTTACCAGCAGCAAAAGCAACATATTGTGGCTTCGCAGTACCGATTGTAGTTGTTTGAATCAAGACTGCTACTTTTGGAATACTTCCTTGTGTATAACCACCTTTAGTATCGTTTACACGACCAAGCAATTTGTTTTTAATATCTACTGGTAGACCATTAAATGCAAAAGCTACTGAAGGAGTACCTTTTGCAATATCTGCATCTACTTGACCATCATTACCATAAATCATTGTTGGAGCGCTTGATAAATTAGTGATGTTTGCAGTTTTTGTACCTAACATTTCATCAGTAATTGGGAAGACTCCATTGGTAGATAAACCAGTGTCTCCTTTAACGATCACTCCTTTTTCATCCAATAGAGCAAGTGTAACCATTTTTAAACCTTTTGTTGCCATTTTAAATTCCTTTCTTAAATAAAAAATGAGTTAGCTATTTGCTATCTCACTTAATGTCATGATGCGTTGCACCGTTAAATTTTTAATAATTTGCCCTGTATCAGGGTCTATATAGTGACTTTTTGATTGCGCAATAAGCCAATCATTATTTATAAATGATTTCATCAGATTAATTTCGCTTTGAACAATATTTATATCCGAATCTTCAGCGTTCGTGTAAAAGATTTGAATATAAACACCATACATGAGTGAAATAAAATCTGAGTTACCATAATCATTAGGACCATTATCTGATTCTGTAAGTAAAACCTGAGTTTCATTAATAGAATGTTCTTTTTCTTTGGGGATAGAATCAAGAAAGATTTCATCATGCGGAAAGTCACTAGCTGCAATTATGTCTTGAACAATTTCAACTGGTCTTTTCATAAGTTATTCTCCTTCTTTTTTCTATTAATTATTTTCCTCATTGCTTCAGCTTCAGCTTTTAATATTCCTTGCTGAACAATGAGGTTCATTCTTGTTTCTTCAATAAAATGATCTGCATGAACTGCAACTTCACCAGGCTTTTTGTACTTTCTTCCAGAACGTGTTGTGAACTGAGGAAAACGACTACCGTTATTAATAATATTAGCGATATAACCTTTTGTATGAGTACCTTTTTCCGTACTTCTTTCCCATCCTACAACACTTTGGCCATCTTTAACACCGTCAATATTCTTATTCTTCATAACAATACTATCAGCTAAATGTGGGTCTTCTCCAGTATCACGATGACGGTAGTGTCTATTTCTAACTTCATAAGCTAATGCTTGCTCAAAAACTTTAGCGCCCGCCTTTGTAACTTCGGCTTTATCTTCTACAGTCATCTTTGTGCTTAATGATTCTGCTTGATTAATGATTAATTGCATTGCTTCCTCAAAAGTAGCCATATTAAGCTCCTTTCTTCTTCGCTTGAAGAGTCAAAATATCAAATTTAATAAGCTTTGCAGATTCATCTGAAGAAATATTAATAATGTTGTAAAGAACATCATCTATTTGAACAAACATTTTCTTTGTAACTAGCTTATTATGTCTAATTGCAATGTCGAATGTATCAGCCGTAGTTGTACCAATTATCTGAAACTGAAGCGCAAGTGATCTCATTTTAGCCGCAAATCGAACATTTAAAACCGTTGCTGGGTCAATTTTTTCAATCTTACCTCCAGTTGGAGTAGTTACTGTTTTAGTAACTCCAATCTTACATTTTCTGTTAAAATCATTCGGTTTGTAAGTTTTGACCATCTTGCGCCTCCTTCCACGAAGAATAAAGGCCTCTCAACTGACCAACCATGTGATCTACAGCCGTAGTAGGCGGCATAGTCGTAGAACGATTAATCCACAAATCCATAGAATAGCTAAGAACAGCTACATCATAAATCGGATAAACGTTTTCTACACTGAAAAATGGAGCATCAACTGTATCAGAACTCACTGCATTTTTCACATATGCTTTTGCTGTATCAAAATAAATTTGAAGTTGTGGTTTGCGATCATCATCTTCTGATAACTGATCTAGTAAGTCATCAACAGTTACACTCATTTAAATACCTCCTGATTATACGGCAGTAGACGTTGTAGTTTTGAAGTTACCTACTTGGTCTGCAATTGCAGTAAATGAACCAGCAACTAAAGCTTCTGAGTCAGTGGCTTTAACATCGAAGCGATCGATTACACGAATTTTAGTAGTATCAGTTTCAAATGCACCAGCACCAATATTTGTTGGAAGTAATGACATGTTTTCACGGTCAAACAATGTAATAGCTTGCGACATATCTCCATAGTAAAGTGGATAAACTGTTGATCCACTATTTGGAAGCCAGCGATCTGCAACAACAATAACTTGTTTACCTTTAATTAGATATGAATTAGGTTTTGTTGGGTCTGGTTCGAGCAAATATTTACCTTCAGCAGTTTTAACCAAAGCAAGTTTATTCAACCCTGACTGGTTAGTCAAAAGACTTGAAGTAGCGATAATCGCAGGATCAACAGATGTATTAATCATAGTAATAACATCATCAAAATTAGCGATTGTTGGTTTTTTAGGAACTGTACCCATTGCTGCAATAATCGCTTGGTTACGAGTCACAACCACTTTCTTAGCAATCCAGCTTGATAACCATGCAAGAATATTTTCTGCTGTATCTTTAAGCAATGTATTCGTTGCAGTGATGATTCCCGCATAACGTTTAATCAAGTATTTGATAATTGTCAACTGAGGATTGTCAAGGTCTGGAATTTTTCCATCTTCTGCATCCATTACAGTCAACGGAGTTACATCAGTCCATTTTTCATATACACGACTACCGCTTGAAGTAGAAACACTCTCAACACGTACATATTGTTGTAGCGAGTCATATTGGCGAACCAATGTGTTAATCATAGTACGGATATCTTGCGGAATAGTAAGTCCAGCAGCACTATCACTTCCGCTAGTTTCAGTTTTAGATGAAACGGTATTGAGAAATGCCATAGGGTTACGAACCATATTCACGAAGTCTTTAACAAATTTGTCTTTGAGTTCATTTTCGCTTTTGTTCAATGGACCTTTTTCTTCTTCACGCATATTAACTACTTGCTCAGCTTGAGCTTCAACAAGTTGTTCTCTCAATGCGTCGCGGCGAACTTTTTCATTATCACGTTTATTTTTTAATTCTGACATAGCCTCTGCTGAAAAATTATCATCATTAAGAGCCATGTTGATTTGGTCATTAAAGTCTGTGACTTTATCTCCTGAAGCAATCCATGCTTCGTTCAATTGATTTACTGTTAATTTAACTCCCATTTGAGTCTCCTTTATTTTTCTAATAAAATAGCCAACTTACGAGAACGTAAATCAGCTTGTTTGTTTTCTATAATTGGTTCTTCTTTCGGAGGGTTATTCCGATTTTTGAAATTCATGAAATTCATAAATTCATTAAGTTTATCAGCAGTTGGAATATTTCCGATTGAGTTAGAAAATACTGGTTTATTAGCATCCACAAACATAATGTTGTCTGCAAATCCTTTATCCACTGCATCTTGAGCTGTCATCCATGTTTCGTTAGACATCAACTGCAATAAGTCAGATTGTTTCATACCAGTTTTTAATTCATAAGCTGCAGCAATAGATTGGTCAACGCCATTTAAAACTTTAGCTTCTTGCTCAAAGTCATCAGCATTTCCTTGGCTACCACTCATAGCCTTATGAATCATCAATTGGGCTGTTGGAGAGATATTTACCGTATCGCCAGCCATTGCAATTACCGATGCTGCAGATGCTGCCAACCCTTGAATATTTACAGTTACAGGTTTACCATTCATCTTAATAGCAGTATAAATCTCAGAAGCTGCAAATACATCTCCGCCATTAGAAGCGATATTTAAAACAATTTCTTCATCATCAGCATTTACTAAGGCATCATTAACTTTAGATGGACTTGTATAATCGATTCCAAACCAGTCATACATCATTCCGTAACTATTATCAACTACATCTCCTTTAATGTCGATTACTGTCATCATTTACCTCCTTTCTAAGAATAATCACCATGACCACCTCCTTTCCTATGGTACTGGCTCATTACTTTGGCCAGTTGTCTTTTTATTTGTATTTTCAGGAGCCGGTAGGTCTTTAGGAATATATCCTGCTTCTTGCAAGACAAATGTAGCTTGATTTTCAGCCAATGCACCCCATCTTGTAGCAGTACTAATAGTAGATAAGTAATTATCACCAAGAGGGTCAATAGCTGGTCTCATGTTAACGCTTATGTGGTCGCTTAACTTATACTCTAATTCACTTATAGCAGGTCTTAAATAGCGATTTAATGCACTTGCGTACATTCCACTTATTTGTTGGATTGAAGATTGTTGGTCACCTTGTCCACCAATATAGCTGTCAGGAAGCCCATATACTTTAGCATATTGCTTAGAAGTCCAATCTGTTTGTGATAATAATTGAGCTACATTTGATTTAATTTCTAGTGCAGTAAATTCTTCAAGGTCATCTAATACTACAGGGCCACCACTTCTTGAACGTTTCATAAACGAACGAGAACGAGATGCTTTATCTTTATCACTAAGAAGCCCACCACCTTTAACAGTAAGTACACCAGGAACATTTAATGAACTATTCAATGAACTAATTGTTAATCTATCAGAGGCTCTTTGGATTTTTGATTCACGCCTCAAAGAGTAAAGTGGACTAATTCCAGTTTTACCACCATCGATTGATAGTAGTTTCATATGAATCAAATCGCTCTGTGGAGCTTGTAAAATAGGTTCTATCTTAGGATCATCAAAAGTGATGTTGTAATACATTCCATTTTCATACTCAAAATAATAAGTATTCACTTGAGATGGTCTTAAATATTCCCATTTCATATCAGCGCCGTTAGCATTTCTCCAACGATAAGCGAATGCTTCGCCTCCTAAAAGCAACTGTGCAAACATTGATTGCCAAAACCCATGTTTATTAGCATTAGTACTTGGATTATCAATGATTCCTTGATTCTTTTTCTTTTCAGCATTGATCTTAACTATTGCTAAATCACTAGATAGTTGCAAAATAATAGAAAATAGGTCTGAATTTCTTAATGCTGCACGAGCTGAAACCCATTCATTATTATCTCCAAGCAAACTTTCCATTATTTGAGCATCATTTCCATCTGGAAAATAGCTTTGAACACTACCAGCTTCTGGCGGATCATTTGTTTGGTTGATAAAGTTTAATATTGGCAAAATCAATCACCTCCCTTCGTAATTTTGGAACTAATAAACCAAGAACCAACTCCAAAAATAATAAATGTTACTGTTAATGTAATTCCACCAGCAAATAAGTTCATTAGAAAAACTGTGATATTTAACGTAATAGCTGCTAAAGAGAAGCATAGAACATCAAAAACATCCCATATTTTTTTAAAAAACGCTTTAAAAATCTTCATCGAATCCCCAATCATCATCTATTTCATCCTCAAGGTCTAATAAGCCAGATTCTTGGCTAGTAACCCATTCTTTTACTTGTTCTGGTGTCATATGCTCAACTTGCCAACTTCTATCATTAGCCATACCATAATCTTCAAAATGATTCATACCTTGATATAGAGCATCTATAATTGCATCAACAACGTCAATTTTAAGTGTAGCTTTTCGCTTATCTACTTGAATACCAACTGAATCTTCACGCAATACAGCATTTAATAATGCTTTTTCCATTATTTTGTCATCCAGACGGCTAATTGTTCCTTCAACAAATATCTTTTGTAAGAATTTAGTGGGCTTTGCCAGTTCTCCTGTCCGTTGCCTAATAGGTTGCAAATTAAATCCAGTATTATTAAGCAGCATTTGAATAACTTTAGTCACTCCCATTGCATCATATCCAAAAAATAAAACGTCAAGTGAATTTTCTTCTATATAATTTACAATCCACTCATAGAATTCATCATCATTGATTAATCCTTGTTGATGACTTGTGATTGTACAGAATCCTTTGGTTTCAAGTTCTCTATAGTTAATACCATCTTGCTTTTCTTTGGCTTCAATTGACCCTGCAGCTTGAAAAGGAATAAACGAATGTTGTTCAACATGCCATTTTGCCTGCCCTTCTTCGCTTACATACGGGTAAACAAAAGCAACTGCTGTATTATCTGATGACATAGAATAGTCAACACCAACATAACAGCGTTGACCATAGATATTAAATTCAGGAACAATCGCTTTTTCAACATCTGCTAGGTTTAAATAACTGTCTATATCTGATGAAAGCCACATGTTAAGATTCTTACATTGGAAGTCATGAACAGCACCAGTAAGTACATCGTTATCACGCTTATCAAGTAGTCCTTGCATGAGATTATCATGTTCTGAAGCTAAATCTAATAAAGGATTTGATTTTACCCAAGTTTCTGGCTTATAAGTTTCATCTAAACTGTCATTACTCCAAATTAAACATAGATAAGTATCAGCATCTCTTAAAAAGTCTTGTTCCATTGCTTGTTGCAGCATCTTCTCATCTTCATGAAAGGGAACTGTAGGGTCAGGATATGCTGTTGAAATTTGAACAAATTGACGGTTAGGAACTTTAACTTGCCCTGATACAATCTTAGAAATCTTCTCACGGCTTTTTACTTCGCCTATTTCATCAAAGATAGCGGTTGTAAAGTGATATGAATCATACTGTCCAGCTTCATGAGAAATTGGGCGAATCACATTATTATGGTTTCTCATAATAATTTTGTCAGCTTGTAAGCTTAGGTCGGTTTTATCAGCTATATTTTTCCATGGATTAATTGTTCTAAGGACATTAATCATCGATTTCAAATAGCCATATAATTTACCTGTTTGTTTTGCATTAATGGATGAAACTAAAAAGTCCTGGTTACTTAAACCACGACTTTCTACAAAAAATGAATAGGCCATTAATATGGCTAACATATAAGTTTTCCCTTGACCGCGTCCTACAGATATAATTGCACGACTGAAACGTTTACCACCTTCTTTATTTCTCCAACCTATTAATAAAGATAGCATAAACTTCTGCCACTCCATTAATTTAGTCGGTTCCATAGTATCTACGTTTGGAGCCATTTTAGAGAATTTCATTAACCTTTTTACATGTTTTACTTCGTAATTAAAAGGAAAATCTTCATTTCCTGTCCTTTTTAAGTCCTGTAAATGCCTAAAACATGCTAATTGCATTAAATATCCTGTTGTGTACTTTTCATCTAAGACATCAAAAGCATATTTTGTAGCAGGGTCTTGATATTCTTCTCTAATATCTTCATAATTTAGCGAATGATATGTACCGATAATATCATGGGTTTGAGTTAAATCAATCTTCATCGAAGAAATCCCCCATTCCATCATCTTCATTTTCGTTTGTTTGCATATTAAGTTCCATCAATTCAGAACGAGATTTTGGAGATAACCCTAATTCAGAACCAATCTTTGTAAGATTTTTTATTGCATCCGAGTAAATTTGAGTCATTGGATTACGTTTGAAACCTTTAAATTGTATGTCAATAATTTCACCAGTCATATCTTGAACTGGTTTATAAATTTCTTGAACCTCACCATGTTTTTTGAGATGTTCATATGAATTTCTATAAATTTCATACTGAGTACAGTACATTTCAACTAAAAACGAATCAATCTTATCAACTGGCTTTTGTTCCTCAAGAAAGGGAACAGTTTTACGCCAACAAGCACTTGCGAGAGGAGAAAGGTGCTTAGGTGCACGATAGGACAACTTCCCGTCATTACTGTCTTTGAACTTCTTAGCTGTCATTTTTTCTCCTTTCTTTTAGTGTTTTGACCCCCCCTATATAAAAATTTTCAAAATTGAACTTTAAAACGTTTCTAAACCTATGTGTGTGCTTTCCCTGTAAAAATATACGGGGGAGGGTTATTAAAAATTATCGTTCATTTTTTTGAAAATCAGGGACATCTTTTACATTTTTTATGGGGATTACATTTTTAGTTTTATTTCCGTAACCAGTTCCATAATAAATTTGTTCCCACTTAGTCTTCCTTGTATGGCATTTGCTACAACAGAAAGCCAAGTTATCCATCACGGTCTTACCATTCAAGTCAAACTCAACTGGCACGATGTGGTCCACTATCTTACCAGTTCTTACTCTGTTATGCGCTTTACAGTACTGACAAAGGAAGTTATCTCTACGTCTTACTACATCACGTATAGACTTCCATTGCTTGCTTTGATAGAACTTATTCTGTTCTACTTTAATGTCACTATATTCACGCTTACGTTTGTTATAGTCCTTATATCTTTTAGTATCATCATTACGATTAGTCCATCGCTCTCTGCTTGCTTGATATGCAGCTTCTTTATCAGCGTGCTTAGTACAATAGTGTAGTGGTCTAATAACCATAGCGTGGCAGTTAGGCTCACGACAGCGTCCAGTCATTGGCATAAGCTATCCTTTCAATTGAGAGCGAATAATAATGTTTTTAATACGATTGTTTATCTCATCAATCTTTTTATAGATTGCATCATAATCATACGATTCGATATCAGTACTATGTTTAGATTCAGAAACAGTAACAGTTACAAAACCACTGCCACCATATATATTAGTGAATTCAAAATACTTAAGATATGGTTCCAGCTCTTGCAATTCAAGATATAATTCTCCGAGTGTATCTTTATCCATACTATTCCTCCAACAATAAAAGGCTGCCCATTAGACAACCTGTAATAAAAATAAAATAGCAAGTCAGGGAGTCGAACCCTGACAAGCTTAGAAGTATATCCAACCGAACGAATTACATTTTGTTTGCTTTCGCTGATAACTTCATGCTACCATTATCGCACTTAAATTAGGATATAAACGTGAATAAAACGTGAATAAAAAGGAAAGTGAAATTAGTCTAAAGTTTCTCTCCATAATCCATCTCTCAAAGTTTTTTTAAATGAATCATACTGCTTTCTAGCTGTACTCTCTTCTAAGCATACTCTGATAGCCACGTTATGCCAAGACATTCTGTGCTTAAATCTAGCAATAATAATATCTTTTGCAATTGTTCCTTGTATAACTTCCATTAATTCATCAAGCGTTTGTTTCTGGTCATTAAGTCTTCCAAGTTCTTTGTCAGCTTCTTTAATCAAATAGTTGCGCTCTTGTGGTGCAGTGTTTGAACTACTCCCACCACTTCCGATTCTTTCCTCATGTTTCTCACGAGTGATCCAGCGTTCTCTTGAATTAATTTTAACTTGAAGCATTCCAGTCATGTAGTCACTTAATAACGAATCTAATCTATCCGCCATTTAAAAGATTCCTCCGTCTATGGTATAATGGTATTAGATACAATCATGCCGAAGCCCGTTCCCAGCGGGCTTTTTGTTTTATTTAATCAACTAACCATTCAAGCAATTTAATATAAGTTGATTGTTTAATTTCGCAAGAACCTTCCTCTAAATTTTTTAATGTATGGCTACCTATTTTTAATATTTTACAAAGCTCACCGCGATTCAGTTTTAAATCAGAACGTTTATATCTAAGCTTTTGAGATAACTCATCTGTCCATTGCTTCATTTTTTCTCCTTTTATTGAATAAAATCAATTGTTTTACCAGTCTTTAAATCTAATATAATTGGCTCATCTTTATTAGATAAATTATCTTTGACGAATTCAATTGCTGTTTCTTTATCGAAAAAGTATTTTTCAATAACTTCAGGGTTAAACATAAAAGCCCAATCATATCTTGGCTTATATAAAACCTTAAATTTATAATGGCTATCAACAGTATTCTTTAACTTATAAAGTTCATCTCTAAACTTATCATTTGCCTTTTGCAAGTCGTTAATTCGATATTCTAACTCTTTATATTTATTAAACATTCTATTCAACCTCGATTCCTATTCCGCCTTTTCCCTCCAATACAAGATTTCCGTCTATTGTTGACATAACCCATAGCCAATCGTTTGTTTCTACTTCAGCATATTTAAAAGGTCCAGGTTTTTCTCCATTAGTCATAGCCATTACAATATCATTGATAGGAGAATACCACCAGTCCGTCTCCCCTACTAAAAATTCATTTAGCTTATGTTTTTTAAATTGTCCAACTTCTAATAGCACTCTTTGAATCAATGATACTTGTTTAATGTCTTTCATTATTTATTCCTCTTTCTACTAATTAATTAATTTAAAATATAATGAGATTAGAAACGCAATCCCAAACAATATATTAAAGGTTGCAGTTCCGACACCTATTGGACTTCTTGGCTTTCCAATTGCGTAAGGTGTAACGAACATGCCAAGAAGTAACTAATAATTTTTACAATAATCGCTCAAGCTTGGTCAGCTTGGGCTTTTTTTGCGTTCAATTATCCTTTTCCGCTAAGTAAAACAAAGTCGTATAAGCAATGACTAAGAGCAGAGCCATTACTAAAAGGAAAGCGACTGTTCCAAAAACTTTAAATATTAATACTTCTCCTATAACAATGGTAAAACCTAAAGTTACAATGCCAATTGCTATCAATAACGATTTAAGTAATTTCATTCCACAACCTCCTCGATATAGGCGACTTTGAAAGCTCCGTTGATAGCAGTGTACCAACCTGCGTTGCTTTCGATATACTCAATAACATCAGCAAAACTATCAGCTTTAACTGTATTTTTTACAAATGCAATTCCTTCTGGCTTGCAGATTGCAGCGCTATATAACTCAAATTTTTTCATATCCACCTCAATCCAGATTTTGATATGCTGCGATTAAAGAAATAACAATAGTTAAAATCCATTCGCTAGTTGTTGCATTTTTAGAAAACATACTAATCATATTAGAAGTAGTCATGAAAACAACTAAGAATATAACAAATTTTGTCAAGTAATCTCTTATTTTTTTACGCATTCTCCACCTCAATCCATATGTTTATCAAGCCATTTTTCAGGGAACACGTTCTCAGACTCGTCAAGGTCTGAGCGGTTCCAAGATTTAATTCGTTGGTCTAACTCTTTATCGAGTGAAGTTTCTTCAATCCAACATCTAGCACAATATGGACGAATATCATCCATCGGATTGAATCTCCACTTATGCCCGAACAGCTTGCACAAAAGTTTCATTTTACTATCCTCATACCAGTATTCGTCTGGCTTTCTCGTACAAATCCATTTCGCTTTAGATCAACAATAAAATCAGTTACAAATTTGTACCCTAAATTTAAAGCAAGTTTTCCTAGATAGTTGTCAAATTCGTGTTCTTCTGTCAAAAAATCATCACATAAAGTCTGTTCATCACTTGATTCTAGCCAATCTGCAACATCGTTTCTTACTTTCATTCAATCCCTCCCCACCAGTCATTGACCAGCGATATTAGTTTATCGGTCATTCAATATATCCTCCTAAGTGCTACCAAAGTATTTACTCGTTATCTCTTTCCATACTTTGCACCTTTTTATATTACTTATTGTGCTTTTAGTAACTCCAAACATCAATGATATTTCATACATTGAAAGCTCTTTTTTTAATAAAAGTTCGCAAATTTTTTCTACATCTGTTTCGTTCAATATAGCAGCAAGATTTTTAGATCCCACACCTTTATTTTTTCTAATTGAACTGTTTTTAGAACGTTCTATCCATTCTAGGTTTGAATAGTGGTTATTTAATTTGTTACCGTCAATATGGTTAACCGTTGGGTCTTTGATATGTTTTTCAGGAAGCCCTACGTATGTTACTATCACTAAAGTTGCAACTCTTGCAAAGCAGCTATTGCCTCTTTTACCACCAGATAATATTAACGATAAATAACCATCTTTATCACGTTTTGGCTTTAAAAATCCATTTTTATATTTTGAATAAACATTTCCGAACTCATCTATTTCATAAAGTCCATGCTTAATGTTTTTATATATTAAATCTTTCATTTACTATCTTTCTAGCTTTTAATGCTTATCACTTGAACCAAATCCTCCGGTACGCTTTCCATTTGCGTTGTCATCGTCTGTTGTAAGGTATTTGACAAATACCCCTTGCATTATTCTTTGACCTTTATAAATGGTTACAGGCTCTTTTGAGATGTTCATAAATAAGCCTTTAAATTCTTGCGGATAGTAATCTGAATCGATAATTCCTACAGAATTAATCAATGCAATGCCACGCTTAACTGGATTACTTGAACGGTCGTATAATTTCAATACTTCATCATCTCCAAGTTGAACAGCTAGCCCAGTGCTTACCATTTTAATTTCATCAGGTTGAATCGTAACTGTTTCGCTTGCTGAAATGTCATATCCTGCGCTATGTTTTGTCGCTCGTTCTGGAATAGTCGCATTTTCGTTTAGTTTTTTAAATCCTCTTGTCATTCTCCGTCCTCCACAGGCACAAGCTCAATTATTGGATTAGAATACTCCCATTTATCAATAGTTTCGTTAAATTCCCACCCAAGCTTTTCTTTTAGCGATTCAAACGAATAAAGCCATTCAAATGGTAAAGAATCTGTTTGTTTATACAAAGCACCGCCCATGATTTCAGCAAGTTCTGATTTTGTGAATTTAGAGTATTTATTCTCATATCTACCGTTTTTATTTTTGGTATTACATTTAGCAAAACCAAATAATTCTGCCATAAATCCAAAACTTACTAGTTGAAAAAATGGCTTGTTCCCATTATTTAACGGACTAAGAAACACATAATATTTTTTCTCGCTCATTCTTGCACCTCCACAGGCACAGCAAACTGCCAGTAACGCTCATCAATTGACTTGATTTCTTGTTCAGTCATTGCATTTTCAATTAAATATCTTTTATAAACTGTATCCACAAAAGAGTTTAATTCTCCATCTTTTTGTAAAACAGCAGTACTGTTTGGAAAAATAAGTTTGAACAGCTGCGGCTTTTCGACTTGATAGCCGTCTAACCATGCACGCATATAATCTTCTTGGTGTTCAGAAATCCAAAATACAATATTTTGTAGTTTTTCTTCTGTAAAGCCAGTTTCTCCGTATGTTTCTGGATTTTTTAGTGGTTTAAGGCCTTTAGTTTTTAATATTTCTATCCACTCAGCCACAAACTCAGGCACGACTGGCAGGGCTTGCTGTTGGAGTTGGGATTTGAGAGAGCCGTTTTCGTGACTCAATCTACTCAATTCATTACTTGCCTCGTTTAATGCATTTTTAAAATCCTGAATACGTTCATCTTTCTGTTTCGAATCATATTCAAGATAATCAGCATACTGGCGCATTTTGCGGTATTGGCTGAAAACTTCTTGCATATTATTATTTAGTTCAGTGAGTGGTCCATTAGCCGGTCTTTTTACTTCTTCTTCAAATTTAGTCATTTTTTCCTCGTTCATTTCATCTTGACAAGTGAAGCAAATATAATGTCCTTCTTCTAAAACCTTATCGACGACTGAACGTTCAGCTTCAAATATGAAATTCTCTTTGCATTTTTCGCATGTTACATTTATTTTTTTAGTCATTTTTCGTGTCCTCCAAGCCATTAATTCCCTCTAAGCTGTCCCAGCCTATGTTTGCTTTAAAACTTTTAACATCTCTCTCTACTTGCGGTAAAGACGGGTCTGTTTGCATATAATCCCACCATTCAGAGCCATCATATTCCCCTCGTGTCATGATGAAACCATTCCCTTTAATCATTAGGTTTTCTGCTATTTCTTGACCGCCATAACCGCTATAATAGTTTGTCTTTTTCATCAGTTCGAGCGCTTTATTTGTATTAATTTTTGTCTCTGAACTACCAATATATTCAATATCGGCAATTGTTTTATCGTGGCTTTCTAAAATCGTGACTGTTTCATCATATAAATTTGTCATTTCTTATCTCCTTTAAATGTCAAATCGGTCATAATCAGGGTCATTGGCTAAACTCCAACATGCCCCAGCTTCCCAACCGTCAATATGGCAAAATCCACACGTTTCACAAGTATATTCTGGATGGCACTCATGGCATCCCATACAATCACAATCTATTTTGTTACCGCATTTTTTACACTTCATCTCATCCCTCACTTCACAACTCTGTCAAAGAGTTCACGTGCATGGTATCTTCCATTTATTTTTACAATTCTAAAATCATCACGCTTAACTGATTTTTTAGTGAACTGGTCTTTTTCAACCGTTATGTATTTGTCAGTAACTTCGATAACTTTTAAGAATTTTGTGTCGCGGAAGCATATTTTATCTCCACGCCTTATTTCATTTTTGCTGAACATATTACTACCTCATATTTTAGCTTCTAAGCGCTTTTAGCTTGTTCGTGATAAATTATCCATGAAATGGTTTAAGCACTCAATGTAACCGTAATTTTCATGAATTAGAGCTATTACAGGTCTATTTGTTTATCTTTGGTCAATTCTTCAAGTGTTTTGTATAAATCTTTCCATTTCATTTGCTTTGAATGGTTGTATTTATTGCAAATATCCAAATAAAGCTGAGAAAGTTCGTGATTGTGTTTAGTTCGACCGCTGATTTTCACAGATAAGTCTTTGTGGTTAGCGTTGAAATTGTTATTTCTTGCCAATCCATGCAGCTTTTTTAAAGTGTCAAAATTTGTTTTAATTATGTTAATCATGGTTTATACCTCTGTAATTTCAATTTCTATTCTGTTTTTCTCGTCATTAACCTTTTTAGCTTCAAGCCATACAATCTGGCTGTCGTCACTGTAATAACGCAACTTAGTCATATAATCTTGTAAGTTCTTCATAAGATTGTCTAAGTCAGGTCTGCTTGTTTTCCATTGCCACCAACGCTTTTTTTGCTTGATAGCGTAGAAAAAAGTAACGGATAGCTTCAAAGGAACGTTTTTTTCAAAGCACTCTTTCGGTTTATTTTTCATGAGTTGAGCTTTAAGACTGTAGTTGTTTGTTCCTCGACGGTCATAGAATTGAAGTTTCCCTTTCACTTTTTTAATGCCTTTTTGCTGCTGAGTAGTTGGCATTTTATCCAATTCAAATTCAAATTTCATTCAAATCTCCTTGCTATCTTATAAATAACTGGTACTGTCACACTATTTCCAGCTTGTTTGTATAACTGACTATTTGACATCTGTTGATGCCTAGTGAGTCTCTGATAAAGTTTCCATTCCTTTTGAGTCAGTGTTCTACGAACTAATCTTGCTTTTAAAATGCTAGGAATAACATGCCCAAATGTAGCCTTGTCAAAAGCCCAATCAGGAAAGCCTTGCAGTCGCCAACATTCACGAGGTGTCAGCTTTCTAATTCTCATACCTGATTTCAGCAAATTATTTTCGTGCCAGGAATTAGACGATAATGTCGGGGCAACTTCATGCTCTCCTCCCTTGTTATATCCTCTTGGCTTTTGGACAATCTTAGGACCTTCTCCTTTATTTGTTGTCAATGTCGGAGCTAATCCATCAGAATCGTAAACATTTCCATTCATACCATTTCCACTAGGATTTACATTTACTAATATTTTTGGCTGTAAGTTACCACCTTGCATAGTTTTCAGTGTTGGAGATATTCCATCAGTACCAAATACATCATAAGTTGAATGACCATGACTTTCTCGACCATTGACTATACGTTTAATAGCCCCTGAGTTTTCTCTGGTGATAGGAAATACTTCTCGTCCACGTTCTCCTCTAAGATGTCCGATAATGAACACCCTCTCTCGGTTTTGTGGAACTCCGAAATTTTTGCTGTTAAGTATCTGCCATTCTGCATCGTACCCCAATTCATCAAGGGTGGATATGATAGTTCTAAAAGTTCTCCCTTTGTCGTGAGATAAAAGCCCTCTAACGTTTTCAAGGAATAAAGTCCGTGGTTTGATTTGTTCAGCCGCTCTGGCAATCTCGAAGAATAACGTTCCACGAGTTTCATCAAGGAATCCTTTTCTTTTACCTGCAATGGAGAAAGCTTGGCAAGGGAATCCTCCGCAAATAAGCTCCACTGTTCCGCGTAAGGTTCGCCACTCTTCATTGCTGACTGTTGTAATGTCATGATATTCTCGTTCTCCTTCTGTATTGTGAATGGCTTTATAACTCTGCCGGGCAAATTTATCGATTTCGCAAAACCCTACACATTCATGTCCGGCTTGCTCAAGTCCAAGTCTAAATCCACCAATTCCGGCAAATAAATCAAGAAATTTCACTTGCTTCTCCAAATCTAGCAATTGCAGGCATCTGAGCCATGCGATTAAGAATAAAAATAATCTCATGCTCAGTTTTCTCAGCCAGCTTCTGCTTTTTAATTCTTCCGAGTGGGTAATGCTCGTTTTCCCACTGTTCAATGATTATTGTTTTCATTTACTTTTCCTCTTATCAGTAATTCCCTCAAATTTAACAACACTATTTTTTGAGCCTTCCATGATTCGAGAAACTATTTTATCGTCATAAGATGAACGCATTTCTTTACCAGTAAGATTTGATGTGATAATCGTATTGCCTTCTCTTGCATTGTAAATATTGTAAATAACACCTTGTACCCAGCTATTATCTTTAGAAAACGTGCTTTCAGTTCCCAAATCGTCAATAACAAGCAAATCAACTGTTCGCATTAATGTTGTCAGTCGTTCTTCTTCTGCTTTGGTATCAGAGTAATTCCAACTATTTTTAATTTCTCGAATTAATTCACTAATATTGATAAACAATGTTGAGAATTTATTATCTTTAAGGTTTTCATTTACTTCTTGCAAAATAGCCATTGCTAAGTGAGATTTCCCTCTACCAGCTCCACCAACGAATACAGTGTTAAACCTTTGACCTTGAGTGTACTCTCTGGCTATTCTTTGGGCTTGATTTAACACGTTTTGCTCTTCTAAGCTATTTGCCTTAAAAGTGTTGAAACGTGCAAACAAGAGCGATTTCTTGCCTACAAGGCTTTGTGTTTTAAGCAAGCTATATTTTCCATACTTACTTTTATTCAAGAAATCTTCATTTGCTTTTATTTCAGCACTTGATTGTTGGTGATGTTGGTATATTCCCTCTTTAGCACATTCTGTACAATAACTCATTGAGGTTACCTGCAAACCATCAACTAACTCGCCATGAATCAACGGATCATAATCTATACTTACTGGATGTTTATATCTAACAAGTTCGGTTTGTTGATGTTTTTCACAAAATAGACCTGTTTTAACTTCTCTCTTTTTATGGAACTCTCGGATTCCATCTGCCATTGACTGCATGTATTCCTCCTAAAAGCCCAAATCCTCATCATATCCAGTATCTGCTTTCACTTTTTCTTGATAATCCATGAACATCATGTTGGACAAGAAATTAGCTGCATTTACACTATATTGACCAGTTTCATCATCAGGATGCTCGTTTTTATAAGACTGTATGTAGTTCATGGCCCCAATAACTGCCTGTTCTCTTTGAAAAGAAGGGAGTTTTATAAACTCAGCAGTTGCTACATCACGTTTTGAACGGTTTTTACTTGAAAAATTAATGAAAGTATCTAGAAATTTTGAAAGTAAAGAGTTTGAATCTATATCTCTAATCTCTATATCTTTCTTTAACTCTATATCTTTCTCTTTCTCTTTCTCTTTCTCTAACTCTATCTCTGTTGGACAAGTATTGGACACTGATTGGACATTGTCCAATTTTTGGCTGGATCTTTGATTTCTCTTATATCTAGCCCAGTCTGTTTCTTGGTCTACAATCGCATGAACTTGTAACATTTCGGCATTTTGTTCTTCATCAATTTGTATCAATCCATATTTTGAAAAGAAAGCTAAAGTCATTTGTATTTTTTCGACATCTTCATCCAAGCTAAGCGATAATTCTTCAGAAAGATTATCAAGTGCTCCTTCATAATAAAGAACACCTTCATTACTTAACGACTGCAGCATCATGCGCTGATAAATGAGCACCATTGTATCTCCACCAGCAGATTTTCTTGCTTTTTTTATTACTATATTTTTGAAAAAGTTTTCATCCAGTTTTAACCAGAAATATATTTTCTTTTTGCTTGTTTTTGCCACACTTCCCCTTTCTATGGAGTATTTATTTCAAGTTTTATTTTTCAAATTAAAAGCTGGCAATGAGTGTTTATGTGCAGGCACTGAATACTCATTGACTTTACGGCTCGTTACGCCACCCTCCAGCTTTGACTAAATACGAAACCACCGCCCAAGGTGGCTTTGCTAAAGTTGAATTATTTCTAATTCTACTGCTCAGGATTAGTGAGGACTGCAGTTTGCTCATAGGTTTAGTTTTGACCTACTGGAAATAATTCATCCACAATTAGTTCTTCTTCATCAACGACTGACTGAGCAGATTCTTTAATTCGAATCCAATCGGCAATAGACATAATCGCTTCTGACGGTTCCATATTTTTCCAATACTCAATATCTTTATCACTTGCATTATGAGATGCTGCAGCCGCAAAAGCTTTATCATATTGTGCTTTTAATTTATTAGCTTTTTCCTTTGATTCTTGTTGCTCTTTTGGGTCAATGGCAGGTTGAGGAATCTCAAACGGTTTAGCAATAATTTGTTGAAGCATCCCTTTCATTTCTTCATACCTTAAATTAGAAATATCAAATTGACGATTACCGCTTCTATCAAAATAAGCTCTGATTTCAACATCTTGGTCTTTTAGAATGATATTTTTGAGAGATTTTCTTAAAGCAGGCTTATATCCAATGACTTCGCCTGATTTTTGGTCAATTTCTTCAACATCTCGACTAAGCAAAACAATTGTCTTGTCATGGAACTTGCTCATCATTAAACTTTGCATATCCTTATACAAACTGTTGATTTTACCCCATGCTTTCATTGTCGATTTAAAATTATTAAGTTCGCCACGCAATAAGGTTTGGGCCCGTTCGTCAAAGTCTTCAATCAAATCAATTACAAGGACATCCCAGCTTTCAGCATTTTGTTCTGCCATATTTAATGCTTGAGTAAAGTTTGTGATGATTTGTTCGGCCTTTTGTGGAAACTCAAAATCTATCGCTTGATACCCTTGTTTGTATGCATTCCCGTCAGTACTGATAAATAAGGCTCTATCATTACTACTGGCAAACTTAGCCGCTAGTGTCGTTTTTCCTGAAAGCCCGCCTCCTGAAATAAGGACTCGTGTCAGTTTAGGGCTTCTAGTCCCTGCAGGTTTAATTTGCATTACCATACTTCTACCTCTAATTCTTCGTATTTTTTATTTTGGATACAGCAGTCGCAATTATGACAAAAGTATCCATCCATTCCCTCATGCTCAATATTATGAGCGATATTATCTAACTCAGATAACACAGTTTGAACAAGAATTTTATCTGAAATATCAGCAAGTTTTCCAAAATCCATTGTAATTGTCTTAATGTTTACTGGAAGTTTCTTGGTAAAACCTACAATTTTACCTACCACTTTATAATCTAGTTTTGTATAATCAGAGAATTCTTGAGCAACTAACCATGCGTATAAAGCTAATTGCTCTCTATAATGGCTGTACCATTCCAAATAAGCTCTGATATTTTTATCAAATATATCTTCAAAGCTTGCGGCAGTTTTCCAGTCAATTATTTCAATGATCTTATTTTCGTGGTCAAACCTTAAGACATCAATTCTTCCACTAATCACAAAATCATCATAATCTGCTCTGATATAAAGTTCTTTATGAGTATGTAAAGTATCGAAAGACTGATAAGTTTCAGTCTTTTTGACTTCATTAACCGCCATCACAATATCTTTAAAAACTTTTTTAATGCCTTGGTTTTTCTTACCAATATTGCCCATCATATCCACAGAATGCTCTTGGATAAAATCATCGGTGCTTTTATCTCCCTCAAGCATTGCATGAGCATAAGAGCCAACTAGCATGGCTTCTGTAGGAGATTCCATATATCTTTTTGCTTTTCTTTCCCTTAATCTAAAAGGACATTCCTGAAAAGTTCTAATATCAGAAAAACTAAATCTTGGCTTTTCTTCTGCCATTATTTAAAATCCTTTCTTTTCTGGTTTATATTCAAAAAATTCTCCTGGAGTAATACGCAAGTATTGGCATAGAATATCTAATGTTTTAAAGTCAATTCTGCTTGCTCGATGATATTTTAGGCTAGTTAGTGTTGTCCTAGATATACCCGTATCATCACTAATACTAGAAATTTTTATTTGACGTTCTGCCATTAGAACCCATAAGCGATTTTCAAGCATTTATTTTTTCTCCTTTAAATTTTTTCTAGTATTTCAAGATATTTTTGTTGTTTTTTTATATTTCTTTTATACATTCCAATCAGCTGAAATTCACTTATATCAGAATTCAAACGTAAATTATTTAGCATAATTCTAACTTTCAATTCCTCAATTAATTCATTTTTCCGATTCTCCCAAAAGTACAAAGCTCCTTTGTAAGTTAATCTTTTTAAATTGCAACATAGTAAAGCTGAATCATATTCAGTTGACCTGTATGGGTATGCAACAACCTGCTTACTTTCTGATTCAACATCAACTTTAATCATTTTAAGGTTACGATTATAATTTTTGAAATTGCTAGGGTTACCTAAACTTTTCAAGTGTTCATTTTTACTCATTGCTTTGAGGTTATCAATATTATTATTAAGAGGATTACCATCAATATGACGTACAATTTCAGGTTCATATCCTTTAAAAACTATAAATACTAGCCTAGCAACATTCCTTCTGAACCTTATACCTTCAAAATTCAAATTTACTATGACGGAATTATCTTTAGATACTCTTGGTTTTATAAATTTATTACTTATATAGGACCAAACTCTCCCATCTCTAGTCACAGCATAGTTAGGATAGTCTGGAATTGATTTCATTTCCATATCCCCCCCTTGATTAATTGTCATTTTTCCTCCAATTTGTTATACTAGAGGTAGAAATTCTCGTAAATTTTCTACCGAGTCCGCATGCCAGTGCGGGCTTTTTTATTTTGTCAGCTCATCCCACAGCTTTATAAGCATTTGACCATTCATAAAGCTGTGGGATGAGCGAATTTTTAAGAAAATCTTTTGAGTAAACAGAAAGTTTTTCTTTATAAAATTCGACTGACTCTTGATAAACTACTTGACCAAGATGATTAATTGTTTTTTCTTGATTTTTCATTTCATCACCGCCAACTTTTGACGAAATTCATCATTTTTGCGACGAATAATTAATTCTGTTTCGGCTGATTCAAGTTTTAAATATGCTTCATCGAGCAATTGATCTCTTGTACCAATCATTTGAGCTTGTGTTGCGATTGTGGTTGACATTTGGTCAATCAATGCCATCATCTCTTTAATATCTCTAACCGTATTATTATGGTCTGCAAGAATCGCACTTTCTTCTTTTGTTTTAAATCCGAACATTTTATTTACTCCCTCCTGAAAACTTTTGATAAAATTCTTTGTTTATAAAATCCATCATTTCTTTAAACCTAAACGACCAGTTATCTCCTTTACCATTTGGGTAATATACCCAACCTCCGTTTTCAACTGATATTCTTTTTCTTAAATCAGGTTTTCTTAAAACTTTGGAAACTGTTGGAATACTACGGTTTGATTTTTTTATGAATACATCCATACCAACCCAACCGTCAAAGTCTTTTTCTTTAAGCTCTTGATATTCAACTTTATCTACAAGAATCTTATCTTCTGGAATTAAAACTGAAATAGTTGCTTGTACTTCAAGTGTTTGTTCCATGTGTTTTCCTCTCTATTCTTCAAAGTCAAAGCTAGTTTGTGAGTTCAATCCACGAATTTCAAGCGTTGTATTGAAAGATGGTTGCCACATGTCAAGATATTCTGTTGCTTCGTCATAACGGCTTAGTGGAATATCGCTATATTTAACAACATCGAAGCGATTGTTCAAATCTTTATAAAACTCTCTGAATACCTTAGCTCCTAATTTCTTATGAGCATTTGAATACTTACCGCCAGTAAACATATAAACTTTGCTTGCTACTTTCTTTTGCAAAACTTTAGCTTTATTTGAAGGAAGCCCGAATCGGTCAGTCAAATCAAGAACTGAATTTTCGATTTGCTCAACTTTTTTATTCAAGTTCACGTTACCTTGAGCGAGTAATGCAATTTGTTGTTCAGGAGTTTGCGGTAAAAGCTGTTGTTTGAGTTCTTTTTCAACTTCAATGAAATATTGACGAGCTTGTTTTCCTTTTTCGTTACGTTGAATCATAGAAATTTCTTTTGCCATGTCAAGTTTAAGAGCGTGGTCAACGCTTGGACGACCGCCTTGAGGTTTTACTCTTTTTTCAGTAAAACCTATAAAATCAACGTTCTCTGTAAACCCGTACTTGACCATATCTTCAAACCAGTCATTATATCGAGTTTTTACTCCTAAAAATTGATGTAGTTCACGACCGCTTACTACTTGTTCGTTGTTTTCGTTTTGTGTGATTGTAATTAATTGATTCATTTTCGAATCCTTTCTTTTTATAAAGTTCAAATTTTTTGGACTTTTTTATTAAAAAAATAAATACCAATATCTTCTTTTTTAATACCAAGAAGTTCTGTAGCGGCATCGATATCTGATTGTTTCCAGTATGATTTATTATTAAGCTTATCGGAAATAATTTTTTCTGATAAACCGATAGCCTTTGCAAAATCTTGCTGACTACCATACTTTTCTTTAATGCGACCTTTCAATTTAGAATAATCAATAGTCATTATACATCCTTTCTGCCCCTCTGGGGCTTTTTATTTGCCAAACTTGCTACTTACGTCGCGGTGGATACGTCGTGTACCGTCATTTGAGCCTGTTCCGTCTGCCGTACTGAATGCTCCATGATTGTTCGCTTGTTTGATACAAAGTTCAAATGTTTTGAACTTTATGATTTAATTATATCATTTGGAAAATAATTGTCAAGGAAAAAGTATAAAAAGTTTGAACTTTTTTATAAATGTTTTTATAATAAGTTCATGAAAAAAGAAAACTCTCAAATGAGATTAAAGAAAATAATGAACGACCGAGGATTAAGACAGGTTGATATACTTGAAAAATCAAAACCTTTTCAAGATAAATTGGGTATAAAAATGTCAAAAACTCATTTATCTAATTATATAAATGGAAAATCTAATCTCGATCAACAAAAATTGATATTATTATCTCAAACTTTGGGAGTTAGTGAGCCGTGGTTAATGGGTTATGACGTTCCAATGATTGAACCGCGAGAATCAGAAAATGATTCTGAAACTATAGAAGAAACTATTACAGTTATGAAGAAATTGGAAGAGCCAAGACAAAAAATAGTTTTAGATACTGCAAATGTTCAATTAAAAGAACAAGAAGAGCAGAAATCTAAAATTGTTTCTATTAAAACTGAACAACAAAAACAAGGTATTGACCTTGCCGATTTAGTAGATGATAGCAAAGTTGATTGGGACAAGTGGGTTTCATTTGATGGCAGACCTCTAACTGATGAAGTAAAAGAAGCTATGAAAAAAGCCACTCCGAAGAATGGCTTGACTCTAGGAATAGGATGAAATCTAACAAACATCCCGACTATATTATAGCATAAAAAAAGCGCCCCAGTTAGGAGAGGGACGCTTAGGATAAACTTTATGAAAAAAGTATTTTTGGAATAGGAACATTATATAACTTTCCGTTTCCATTGTAAAGAAAAGCGCCCTCGCTTTGGAAAAAGGAGCTTTATCTCTCCCAAAACACTTAGTTATTTGTATTTGTATTTGGAATAGCATTTACGATAAGGATATTATACTAATTTATCTTAATTAAAGCATTAACATTTATTAACAAAAAAAGCCCTGACCGAAGTCAGGCATAATTTTTATAGTTTATTCGCATTCAATCGACGTTGTAATTCTCTCACAGAATCAGAAACTGGGCTGATAGTTCCGTCTTGCGTCGTTCCAAGATGCTTCTGTAAAGCTTTGATAGTTCCTTGACCAAATAATCCGTCTTGGCCAATTCCTAGGAATCTTTGCAATGCTTTAACCACGTTTGAACCTGTCAGCGATGAATCAAACTGAGCAGCATAAATATTTTGATTAAAGGTTTGTTTATACTGGTGACTGATTACTCCGTCTTTACCAGC